TATCCATGATAGACAATACTCTGGTTACAATCGGCACCATAGTTTCTGTAATCAACCTACCGAAAGCTGACCCCATGTTCTGTGCTAGCTCTTTCATTCTTTCCACAATCTCAGTAGCCGACCTTGCAGACATATTGTCTGGAGGTAAAGTATCGTCTAACAACGTCTTTTTAATATTCATTCTCAAGTCATTGATGACAATTTGTGAGACGTTGAAATCTCCAGAGCGAGGTAACGGAGCGAGTGAGGCACCTTGAGGTCCACCATTTCTAGCTACTGGGATTATGGAGCCGGGAGTTATTCTTATGTTTGATGGATTGATTACACCATCGTCTGCTGCTGTGTAAACACCAGCACAAGCTATAGAAGCGTTCTTCAAAAGAAGCTCAAGAGTTTTGTTGAGTGTTTTGATGTCTGCAATAGCTGATACCAAAGGTCCTCTACCAAAAGTTTCTCCTGCAACTTTCATGTATCGTGATACTACCCAAGGAGTTTCGTTCATCCTTTTATAAAGTATCTCCTCACCTGTCTTTTCATATATAAGGTGGTAGCAGTAGTCTTTTCTTTCCGGGTCAAGGATAACAGCTTCACACAGCTCAACTTGCTCCTGTGGTTTTCTTTCCATAAGTTTTATCAAGCTGTCTGGCAACTCTGCATCTGGGAACTGTCTTTGCAATGCCTCGACTCTAATCTTGTACTTACGATACACGTTGTCTACAGAACCATAAGGTCCTTCTTCGAGGGCAATAAGATATTGTGGTACTGGTGTAAACTGTATCGGGTTTATATCATCACCTTCTTGTATCAGCATAACTGCTGTGCCAACACACAGGTCAAGAAGAAACTCGCCCATAGCTAAGTCAAAGTTTGACTGGCGTAAAACTGTAAACATCTTATCGAGGTAGATGTCTAAAGCTTGTTGCACCTCTACCCTTCTGTCGATAGGGATGTCCTCTCCCGGTTCGAGCCTACACCATTTCTTGTAAGGCGGGAACAAACCAGACTGTATTCTGTTTGCAAATCTTTGAGTAGAGTGAACAGCGGTACTGTCAAATACCATGTTCATTTTGTTTTGTCCGGGTACATGACCTTCGTAGTAGCCATCATATAGGTTTCTTTGTGGGAGAGCGTATCTATAGCAATCTTCGTAGATGGTACGCCATAGGTCTTTTCGTGCAAACGCTTTCTTAGACCTATCCATTACTTGCTTTTCATCTAATCTCATCATGTCTTTTTATGCCTTTGTGCAAAGTTTCTAGCACTCTCTTTACTTCTAAAACCCCAAGCCTTGAGTGCTAATGCAAGTCTTGTTGGTCTACCTTTCTCATCTTTCATGCCACCTTTCATACCAGCAAATCGTGCAGCAAAAGAAACTCTTCTAGGTCCAGTACCAGACTTCTGAGGGGACTTGAGGTTACTTCCTTCTTTCCTTTTGAAGTAATCTCTACCTGCTTGATTTAGCCCACCCTTTGGGTTCTGATACTTTTTAGCTACCATCAGAATAACCTAAAGTCAAACAATCCGCCCGGTCTAAAAATGCTAAGCGTGCCTTCAATTCTAGAAGTAATATCTACACCCTCGCCCATCAGACCTCTAGCTGATAAATCTGCCCTAGCCCCCTGTGCCAACTCTCTATCTCTTTGTAGATTCAAAGCTGCTCTCTTTGTTTTCAACTGCTCTCTCTTAAATTCAGCCTCTCTTCTTTCTTGTTCTAAATTTTTCTTAGGTCTAAAATCAAGAATATTTGACGGAAGTGTAACCTCTTTCTTTTTGGAATCATAACTCAATCCCAAATCTTTTGAGATACTTCTTGTTTTTTCTTCTATAGCCTCTTCCATTCTATTTCCAAAGATAGCTCTAACTAAGTTTGCCATAGTTCTTTGCTCTCTCGACTTTGCTCTTTCGGCATCTCTCTTTGCAACGAACTCTCTTGCAGCATCACCCGACAGCTTTTCAGTTCTAATAACCTGTCGCTTGCCATTGACATCGCCATAGACTTTTCTAAAAACTAGTGGCATTAGTACCTCATCAAACCTTTTTTCCTAGCGGAACGAGCTGGTTGTTTTTTCTTTTTCTTTTTTGTTTTTTTTGTTTTTGTGTAGTAAGCCATGTCTATGCCTTCTTCTTTTTATTTCTTAGCATGGCAAAGTCCTCTTTGCTAATCTTGCCATCCTTGTTGGCATCTAGCTTTGATTGTTTACCTTTCATTCCAGATTTCTTTTTCATTTTATACATCTTCATTGTACCCGGCATCATACTAATCCTTTCTTCCTTTTTGAACGTAACAGGTCTTTATCAGCTTTCCTTGCACCACCTTTCCCTGTTACAAAACTTTTTACTCTTCCCATAGCCCAAGCCTGTGCTGATACATTCCGTGAACCACTACTATAATAGGCACCTAGTCCCCTCTTATAAACCTTGTCAAGTGTTGACTTACTAAACTTTGCTGTGTAGCTTGCTGGGTATTTAGGCATTTGCTCTCCTCCTTGATATTTCATCCATCATAGCTTTGGTTAATAATCCTTTCTTGTATAAACGTCTTGTCCTCAATATCTCCGCTTCTTTTGCACTAGGATTCTTCGCCCCAGATAAATACTTTAGGGGTACGCCTTTCTTTGACTTAGGAACCTTTGCAAACTTTCTAGCCATTCTCTACCTGTGTGTCATCTAATATTCTTAGTTTTGGATTTCTAATGTACGTCATGTTCTTGGATTCCTTACGCCTAATGTTGTTTGTGTTTCAGCTCCATAACCAGCTAGAGTGCCACCGACTATAGATTGATTTAATCTATCGCCTCTACTTGGTCTCTGTTCTTCTTTCTTCTGGTCTGGTGCAGTTTTCTTTGCTGTCTCCTCTCTCCTTGGTGGAGGCGGAGTTGGGGGGGTTCTCTTCTTTGGTTTTCTAAATATGCCACCCATTATCTGTATCTACCCTCTGGGTTTCTTATTGTTGTGGTCGTTACGTCTGGGGCTATACCAAGCTGGTCTGGTTGTCTATTCGTCATGAGTCCTCCAGACAGCCCTCCTCTCATCGCTCTTTTTCTTGAAGCTATTGAACGTATTTCTTTCGCCTCTTGCCTAGAGGCTCTAGCATCTCTTTCTTCGATAGCTCTTTGGCTAGCATCCATTTCTGGTGGTCTTGTGTATTTAGGTGTCTTGAACAACATCCCCATGTTTACCGCTCCTTTTTTAATCTACTATACATTATCATATCTTTTTTATCAAACGTATATTTTTTTAGCACACCCTCCCTAGTAAAAGATATATTTTCAATCCAACGTATAGCTTTTGTATTGCTGGCTAAAACTGTAACATGGATTCTGTGTAAATTCAACTCTTCCATTATAAGGTCCATAAACTTCTTGGCACCCTTGTGGAATTTTATCTTGTGTTTGCTGACCAAGTTTCTATCTGGTATCATCCACAGCTCAGCCACACCATACCATTGTGGGCTTACACCAAAGCATAACATAGGCTTGCCCGCATCTAAAACTGTATACCCGTAGCCATCTTGTGCGGCAGCATCAAGATACTCTGCATATCCAGACATTTGTTGTAGATGTTTCTTGTCATGCTCGTGCAAGTCCATGATGTTGAGTAGGTAAGAACGAAACGGAACAACAGACAGACTTGTGCCGTGAGTAGCAAAGATGTAGTCTAGTGTATCCTCATTCATGTTCTTTCAGTCTCATGGCTATCTCTTTCCACAATACCCAATCCATGTAGACCCCCGGCTGTTCGTAATCCTCTACCAGTATCAGCAAATCAGCAGAGCCTTTCCACTTCTTGATAGTTGTAAAGCCACCGCCATTCTTTCTAGCCTTGACCTCACAGTTGAGTCCACCTATCAAATCTACCTGCACATCATGAGGGAAAGCTGCCAAAGCACCAGACAATGGCTGTCTCCTTGCATTAATATTCATAGATTGGAATAGCTTTACTATTTTGTTTTCTACTCTTGTACCTTTACGTTTAGCTGAACTTGTCATGCGAATATATCAAAATCCGTGTTCGCAACTGCTTGTTTGAATTTTGGATTATGTCCTCTTGTTAGTTGTCTATGTTCCCCACCACCTAAAACAAGATACATATAAGCATCCCCAACGTGTGAGTGTTCGTTCTTGTTTGGTGTATCTCTGTATCGCTCACCGCCAGATATTTGCACTCTCTTGAAGTGATACCCACCCGACAATGCTTTGCGAAGTCTCTGGCATTTCTTGTCAATGAGTATGCCCGGCTTGCCTTCAATCAGTCGGTTCATCGGCATAGCACCAGCCTCCCGTCTGACTCTGAAGTCGTTACTGTTTGTTGGTCTGGCTACCAGCCCTATCGACTTGAGGTGGTCAAATGCTGTAACCTCGTATATCTGGTCTCTCTGCATACCGGCAGGGTCTCCCCATACTAGCACATCATGCTTGGGAAACCTTGATGCCAGTTCTGACTTGAGCATAGAACCAAATCGTTCTAGCCCCATATCGAACGTAACTAACTCATGGAGGATTACCCATCTGCCATTCTTGAGCTTCTGCCCAAAGATTGCAGCAGGTGTCAAACCAAAGTCAACTCCTACCTGTAGCGGTATGGATATGTCAGACTGTAGACCATCCTCGCACATGATACTATCATCGTATTCATTCATGACAGGTTTACCTTCTTGAACGTAGGTATATAATCCCTGTGCATAACATCTTATCCAATCAACATTCTTACCAAGTAATGTTTGTTCATAATACCCGGTGGGCAGGTTCTTCTTGTTTTCTGCGATTGGGTTAGTTGCCCACCAAGTATTTGCTGAGAATACAAAACCATTTGCTTCTGGATTCTCTGGCAACTCGTCTGTGTTACATTCCTCTACAGCACCGGGCTGTCTGAAGAATGACCACTTATATCTCCCTTTCATCTTTTCTTTCTCTGCTAGTCGGTACCACCAATGGTCATCATCCATAGGGTTAGTGTCCATGATAATGCCACGCCAAGGGCTTGCACCCCCATCGGACAAAGTTGGATACCTGCCTACCCTATGGGTGAGACCATCTATGACTGCCTTCGGTAATTCTCTAGCCTCGTTCACCCATGCACCTGTCAACTCCATAGATAAAAGTTTGCGGACATCTTTGGGTTGGTCAAGTGCGAGGAAGATTACCTCACAGTCTATACCCGGGGCGTTGTCTCTTGACGGAAGTTTTATGTGATGTGTCAATGGAGGAGACCAACGGAAAGGACCCCAGATATTCTCTGGAAACAACTCTTGCCATGTCTTGATGGTGGTTGTTCTTAGTTCTGGATATGAGTTTCTGACAACTACAAAGCGACTGTACTTGATGCCATCTCTCGGTGAAGGGACTTGACTAACTGCTTTGAGCATAATCTCAGCAGCACAAGCGTATGACTTGCCACTACCTACAGGTCCCATGATACCACGTACAAATGATTTATCTTGCAAGAACTTCCACACCATGGGTGAGGTAGAGAAGTCTAGCTTCAAGTTTGTTATTGCATCACTCATACTCTGTTACATACCTTATGATACTATCTATCTTATCTTGTGTTGCACTCTCCTTCTGGAGCAACAGCCCTCTTACCTTCGATAGAGGCAGACCATTGTTAGTCGCTACCAGTTGGAGACTTATCTTCTTGTTCAGCATCTCCTTCTGGACTATCTGTATCTCTGGCAACTCCATCCTCTTCAATTTCATTTACTGCTTCCACATCTAGTATATGTTCTGGTCCGTGCATCACTATACCAACAACAGATGGTTTGTCCATATCTTCTTGTTTCTCTAGCATACCTGTCGCTTTCGCTAAAGTTCTCAACACCGATACCTTGTCGTGCAACTCTACTTCTAGCTGCGGACCCTCCTTGGTTGGTGTCATCTTTATCTTCTTGATTGCTTTGATAGCCTTGTTCGATATTTCATCTGGACTTTTGACTCGGACATACCCAGAAGAATCCCAGTCGATAATCTCATCTATGTTAGATGTCGCTATATCAACTAGTTCTTGAGCCACCGCATCTTTGCTGTGGTCCAATATCTCAGACTTCTGGATACGTCTTTGTACTACTCTTACACCACCAAACCTATCTAGGGGTGGCTTGAC